TCGTGCATGTCCGTCATGGCGACGGCGCTGTACAGCGAACCCGGCGTCAAATAGCCCGACGCCTCCGTGATGTTGTGGTTCGGGGTGACCGTGTGGTCCGGCCGGGTGGCGTAGTCCGTGAGGGCCGCCTGGAGCAGGACGAGCAGGCGGGTGTCCTCCTGCTTGAGGATGGCCTGCTTGGTCTCGTCCTGGGCCTGCTCGACCGCGTTGATACGCAGGTAGAACAGGTCCTCCTTGCGGATCGCCGGACGGGACGCGATGCGGAAGAACCGCACCGGCACGCGCTTGCCCTCGAACGGGGTCACGCGGACCTCGCCCTCGGTGCCGCTCATGATGTACGCCTGACCCAAATCGTCCCAGACGTCGTATTCGACGGGAGTGCCCGGGGTGACCGGGTCCTCCACGAGCACGTTTCGGGTGATGCCCTGGTAGCGCAGCTTCAACTGGATGGGGCCCACCATGCCGACGCCGAGACGGCGGATACCGCCGACCTCGTCGGAGAGGATGAGCGCCATCTTCTGGACCTTCGCCTCGTGAGAGAGCGGGGCGCTCTTCTCGCGGCGGGCGATGATCGCGGAAGCGTAGTCGTCCGACTTCCGGGCGATGCGGCCACGGAGGGACGAGGTGGTTGCGAGGGTCTGAGTCGTCATGGCCAGCTCCTAGTACTTCTGGCGGAGACCACCGATGGTGATCTTCGTAGCGGAGTTGACCTTGAGCAGGCGGGCGACCGGCTGCGCGGACGCGCCGGAGGTACCCGCCGGGACCAGCTTGCCTCGGTTGGCACCGGCCGTCTGGGCGTAGATCAGGGCCTCGGTGCCGTCACCGGGGTCCGTCCAGGTCGCCGTGGTGTCGAAGGCCGGGGCCAGGATCTCGAACTCCGCGTCGGGCGCGAGCTTCCAGACGGCGAAGGTGTTGATCCCGGCGTCCAGCGGCTCATCGATGCCGTCGCCGCCGACGTAGAGGCCACCGAGGCCGTACGGCACTCCGGTGGCGTTGATCAGGGTGACGTTCTCACCGGCGGTCTTCATGAAGACCATGCCAGGCCAGATGGCCACCGAGCGGTCCCACGCGGGGTCCAGGAAGCAGGAAGCGGGCGTGCTCTGGGTCCAGCCGTACAGAGGACGGATCGTCCTTTTGATGTACGACGTTGCCATACGAGTGCGAAGCACCTGCTTACCTCCCATCTCGCTATACGTATCGGACAGTTCCCGAGCCGTCTGCCCGATGTGGGTCGCAAGACGGTCTCCTCACCCTCTCTGTGCTCTCGCACCAAGAAAGACAGGATCAAGTCCTGAAAACGCCTCGGCCCCCTCCCAGAGCGCTGGTTGAGGGGGCCGAGATCCAGGCGGGACTCTAGTCGAAGAGGACCTCCGCGTCCTCGTCCACCACGCCGACGGCACCGGCCACCGAGGTGATCGGAGCGGGCTGGGTCACGAGGGACGGCATGGTCCGCTGGACGCCCTGGGTGTTCGCCGCCGCACGCGGAACGAGACCGGCCGGACGCTCCTTCTTGGCCGCCGCCTTGGTCACCTGGGACAGGGTGGCGATCTCGCGGCGGATCATCGCGTCGGACAGGGACCGGTCGGCCTCGATACCGGCCGCCACCGCGAGGTCGTCGCCCCGGGCGATTCCGGCCGCGATCTGGAGCCGGGCCAGGCGGATCGACGCCATGGTGCGGTGCGAGGAGGTCTGGCTCATCTCGCCGTCGCGGGGCGGCGTGGTGCCCTGCTGCTGCGAGGGGCCGAAGGCCGGGTTCAGCGGGTAGGCCGTCTCCGGGTTCATCGGGTCGCCCACGCGGACGTCGGTCTCGATGCGGGTCGTCTCCGGCGGAGTGTGGGTCTCGGTACCGGCGACCGGCGCGGAGACGTCCACGAGGTTGTTGTACGGCTCGGTGGGCAGCGTGACACCCGGGTCCATCGGGGTGGCCGTGGTCTCGGCCGCCACACCCTGGTTGGCGCCCGGGGTCTGGCCGATCTGGTTCGGGTTGTCGTACGCCTCCGGGGTGGCCGCCTCTTCGGTGGACTCCGTGGCGGGCTGGGAGGCCGGGTTCGGGACCGGCTGGGCCGGGTTGTCCGCGTCGGCCTTCTTGCGCATCTGGTCGGCCTTCACGCGGATCGCGTTCAGCTCCTCCGAGACACCGGCCAGGCGGGCCACGTAGGCGAGCTGGAGCTGAAGGACGGCGTTGTCGTGCTCCAGCTTCTCGTTGCGGGCCGCGAGCTTGTTCAGGACGCTCTGCTGAGACGCCATGGCGGCCATGAGCGGTCGGTTACCCGACTGGGTCTTTGCACCCATGAGATGTACTTCCTCTGGTTCGGGCTCACGGCGGGCCGTGGGCAAGGTCTTCACCCCTTACGGGGCCTGGTGCTGGATCAGACAGGCATCGGAACGCTCGTCTCGCCCTGGACTTCGGCCGGGCTCAGGAGCTGAGCGGCGCCGCAGTTCGGGCAGACATCTCCCGCCTGGACTCCGTCCATCTCGGCCACGCCCTCGTTCGGGAGCTGCTGAGTGTCCATGTCGATCGAGGTCGGCTGGGCTGCCTCGGCCGTGAACCCACAGTTGGGGCACATCAGGTCGGGCACTCCGTCCCCCGGCGTCCCAGGGGCTCCCTGACCCGCGTCCGGGTCCAGGGGCTGACCGTCCTCGTCCATGTCCTCGGGGGTCATGGGACCCTCGGGGCCTTCGGGCTCGCCGGGACCCTCGGGCATGTTGGGCCCGGGGGTGAACGGCTGACCCATGTTGGTGGTCGCATCCCCGGGGAGGGCCTGCGGACCGATCGGCGTCCCGTCCGGCAGCGTCATCTGCGCTCCGGGCAGAGGCTGGCCGTCGGGCCCGAGCAGCGACGGGTCTACAGGTGCTCCCGTCTCGTCGGGGATCTGGCCGTCCTCACCGAGCGCGTTGGGGTCCATGGGGTCGCCGTCCGGCTGCACCTCGGCCTGTACTTCTCCGGGGAGCGTGCCGGGCTGCTGCTCCTGGTCCGCAGCGTCCGGGTTAATCGGGTTGCCGTTCTCATCCAGGGCGTTCGGGTCCATCGGGTCTTCGACGGGCTGGCCGTCGGGGCCCATCTGGTTGGGGTTGGCCGGGTCGTTGAACTCTGCGACGTCCTTCCGCAGGTCCATCTGCCGGGCCTTCTCCAGGTCCGGGTCCTGGAAGATCTTGGGAGGCGCGACGTAGCCGCAGACCTCGCAGGTGTCGCCGTCGAAGGTGTCCCTGTCGCCGCAGACGGGGCAGGCGTCCTCGCGCAGGGTGTCGACGTCCATCGGGGCCTTCTGCTCGCCGTAAGCCGTCTTGCGGGAGTACTTCGCCTGCAAGTCCTTCTCCCACTGCGGCTGGTTGCCCGGGTGCTCTTCGGCTCCGTGGTACGGAGCCTTCTCGCCGTCGCCGGAAGGCTCGTTGGGGTAGGGCGAGTAGGCCACGTAGGCGCGCACGGTCTTCTGGTTCGCCAACTTGGCGCCTTCGGCACGGTGGTGACCGTCGGCAACCTGGTAGACGCCGTGGCGGTGTACCAGGACCAGCGGCGGCACTTGCTCCGGGTTGCTGCGGTAGCCCTCTGCGGCATACCGCACGCGGCCGTCCCCGCTCCCATGTCGGGCATGGTCGATGTTGTAGGGGTCGACATGCTCCGAGTGGAATGTCAGGTCCCAGGAGCCATGCTCGTCGGCATCAGGGTCCTCCGGCCGGGAGTGGGCCAGATGACTCGCCGCCCAGCCGATGCCCTCGCCGTCGCCCTCCACATCTTCACCGTGGATCTCCCGGTCACCGTAAATATCCGGGTGGCGCTCGCCGATCTGGTCCCAGCTCTGGGACTCCCCCTCGGTCCAGCCGTCGGACGAGGAGGCCGTCTTGCGGGCCGCCTGAGCCCTCTGGCCGAGGTCTGCGAGGTTGATCCGCTTGGACTCCTTCTTGTCCTCCGTGCGGTGCTTGATCTCACCGCAGTAGGCCTCGGGGTCGTCCTTGTCGGAGTTCTGCTCGGTGCAGTTCTCGAAGTCTTTGTAGTCCGCGAAGGGGGCGCCCTTGCGCATCGCGGTGTTCTGAAGGCCCCGGGTGTCGACTCCCAGGAAGTACGCCGTGGGGTCGGCTGGGGGCTCCACCAGGAGGCTGTTCTCGAAGAACTTCAGGCCGTAGCAGGTCTCGCGGATGATCTCGCCGACCTTCTGGCCGGAGGCCGTCCGGCGGTAGAGCATCATGCCCTTGGAGGCCGGGATGTGCTGGCAGTACTCGGCCGGGGTGGTTGCCTTGTTGCCGCAGGCGGAGCAGACGCTGAAGGCCACGTCGCACCCCATGGAGGTGCGCGCGATGTTGCCCGCCAGGATCTCCTTGGCCAGCCGGGGGAAGCGGACCGCGTCCACCTCCATGAGGACTTCGACCCAGTAGTCCTTCGAACCGTCGCGGTTGGAGTCCTTGTGGAGGGCCGCGTCGATGATCACGCCACGAGCCCTCTTGTGGTCGTGGTTCACGTGGTTGACGAAGACCGGCTTGCCCTTGAAGGACGCGTACGCCTTCTCCAGCTCTTCCGCCGGAAACTCATCGAAGTTGTCGTTGCACCGACTGCTGATGGCCCGCGAGCGGACGTACAGGTATCCCGGCCTCACCTCGTAGTTGAAGTGGTGCCGGTGAGCGAACCTCCGCAACTCACGGCGACTCGCGCCCTTCGGGGCGAGGTCCGCTGTCATGATCGCAGCGCTCGCGTACTTCAGCATCGACGCACCTCCACCCCTTCTTCGGGGACGGTCCAATCAGGACAGCAAGACGCCCTCCCAATAGCGATCCGGGCGAGATCTGGGAGGGCGCTTGGGGGTCTCCATGGGGACAGAGACCCCGGAGCCCGGTCGGAACGGGGGCGTCCTAGAGGCTCCTGGGCCCCACTGTGCCCGTCACGTCCGGCCGAGGCGTGTGCTTCGCGAAATATCCACTCACGAAGGTGACCAGCGACGGGCCGACCACGATCAGGAAGGACTGGGCCCAGCCGGGGAGCGAGCCCAGGAGCTGCTCGTTTCCGACGGTGCCGTTCAGGACCGCCACGACCACCGTGGACGCGAAGGTGCCCAGGGTCGCCCAGGAGACCTTCTTCTCTATCGGCCCTCGGGCCGCGTGCTCTGCCATTTACTCCACCACCTGGAACTTGCCGGTCTTGGCCGCGAGGGCCTTGAGAGAGGTCATGCCCGGGATGCCGTTGACGTCCGAGCCGGACCAGTGGAGGTTGTGCGCCGCGCTGTAGGCCTTCTGCCACTTGGCGTACGCCTCGACCGTGAGGGAGCCGAACGAGCCGTCCTTGGCGTACTGGGGCGCCAGGAGATTCAGCGCGTCCAGGGCGGCCTCGACCGGCTTCACATCGTTCGGATGGGTCGTGTGGCCCTGGGCCGCCTTCGGGTCGGTCATGGCCGCCGCGACCAGGTTCTTCAGGGACACCTTCGGCTTGACCGCGCCGCCTCCGCCGGAGGGCGGGTTCGAGGACGTGCCCTGGGAGGCCTTCGCGAGGACCTTGTCCATCGGGAAGAGGCCCGGGTCGCCGTGGAGGTTCTCCGGGACGTGCTGGTGGCCGCAGTGGCCCCTGTAGCCCTCCCACTTGGAGAAGGACATCCGCACGCCGTTGGAGGACCCGTACGAGGACGGGTAGGCCTTGAAGGTGACCTGCTCGGTCAGCGGCACGCCGTGGTTGTCGTGGAGCCACCGGCAGAAGTCGGCCAGGCCGCTGACGGCCCAGTCCGGCAGCTCCGACATGTAGAGGTGCTGGATGCCCTTCTTGGTCCACGACTCGTGGGTGCCGGGGTCGCACGTGCCCACGACCTCGATCTGCACCACGTTCAGGGTGTTGGTCTCGACCCCGCCAGTGAGGTTCACCAGGGCTCGGGACGAGGTGTCGATGTTGAAGTGCTGGTACCAGACCATCTTCTGGTCCTTGAAGTCCGGCACCACGGTGAGCGTCGGGGCCATGGAGCCGCCGTCGTAGTCCGAGATGGACGGGCCCTCCGTGGAGTGCCAGACGACGGTGTTCACCTCCATGGCGTCGCCGCCCCACTTGTTCTGGAACCAGTACGCCGAATGGTTGGCGCCCGGGTAGATCTGCGGCCCAGTGGACATCGTCCGCTCCTCTTCATGCCGGAGGCCCTCACCCCTTCAAAGGGCTCGGGCCTCATCGAACAGTACGACGGTCCTATCGGCAGACAACCTTCACCTTTGCCACCACCGACGGATCGACCTTGGTCGGGTCCCCCACCGACCTCCACAGAGCACAGGTGATGGTCGTCAGGTCCGACCGCTCCGTGGACGCCTTCTGGGAAGCCCTGCTCTGATTGCTCTTGATGGTGTCGGAGTTCAGGTAGGTCACCGCGAGGAACGCGATGATCACCATGAAGATGCCGACGACGATGACGACAAGACCGGTGTTCTGACTGGTGTTGGTGGGCTGGGCGGGCACGGAGCACCCCCTAAGACAATCGCTTCCTATCAGACACGATCGCATAGGGAGCTGACATCGCACTGGGCGAATTCCCAGGCGGGTCTGACGGGGAATGGGACGGGCTCGGAGGGGTGTCGTAGGAGCAGTCGTACGTGGAGCCGTCGCTCTGGAGCGTGCACGTTTCGGTCGTGCCATCCGCGTGATGGTAGGTCACGGTGCTGGGCATCGTACCGGGATCCCCCTTGGGCCCCTGCTCGCCCTGCGGACCCTGCGGACCAGCCGGTCCGGCGGGGCCTGCGGGCCCTGCCTCTCCGTTGGCCCCGGGTGCGCCGGAAGGGCCGGTTGTACCAGCAGCACCCGGGGCCCCGTCCTGCCCGTTCACACCGGTGTTGCCCTGATCGCCCTTCGGGCCACGGGGTCCCGTAGGACCGGGGCTTCCGGTGGGACCGGGAGGCCCCTGCACACCTTGAGGACCCGGGGCTCCCGTATCACCCTTGGCACCCTGGACCTGCTCCACCACGCTCTTGGCCGGTGGAGCGGAAGGTGTAATCCCATGATCCTTGAGCTGCTTGCGAGATGAGTCCAGATTGCTCGCGAGCTGCGAGACGACCTCGGCCTGTTCCGTGTTCTTCCTGGACATGGAGGCCAGTTGGTGCGTGATGTAGAAACCGCTGAGGATCATCATGAGGAACAGCGCGATGACGCTGTACCTCAGGGCGGCAGCCTGGTTCCTCTCGAACCATCCCCCCGGCTTCGTCTCGACATGGTGTCCGGCCACTACTGAGCACCCTTCGCGGAGAAATACGCGCTCACTACAATGCCGAGAAGCGTAAGTCCCAGCCCGGCCAGCGCGATCAGGTAGTTGCGCACATTCGCCGGACGCTGCTCGACCTTGTCCAAACGGTCCTTGAGGGGTTGGAGGTCGGCGTCGTCGGCCTTGGCCGCCATGCCGGTCTCCAGGTTCGCCAGGCGTCGTTCGATGGTCCTCTGATCCGCCATGTAGAGCGTCAGAGGGACCATGTCCCGGGCCATCCTGGCGTCCAGCTCGGAGTGGACTCGGTCATGTCGGTCGACGTGACGGTTGAAGTCGTCTTTGTTCAGAGGCTCATTCGCCACGTGGACCCCCCGCATGTAGGACATATGAGGGGGAGGCCCTGACTCGTCATGACGACCCCTCCTCATGGTCTAAAACGGTGGCCCTTCAACCTTTCCTGGCGCTAGAGCGCCCGTCGACAGCATGAAGGAGCCCCTCGGTCCGCAAGGTCCGAGGGGCTCCTTCAAATGGTGTCCTGCCAGAGAGCACCAGGTCTCACGACCACTGTAGGCCCTCCCGGGACCTTTGCAACAGCACCATGGCCTTGACGTGATTAACCCCACAGCGATTTCGTCACCCACAGTGAACGGGCATCTGATTACGGGCAGTTCAGAACCTTTTTAAGTAATCAGAACGTATGCGGAACCCCGTACTCGCGGATTCGTTGGTCACATGCCCGAACCGGGCCTGCGCCACCTCTTGCGGGTCAGAGGCTCCACGTATCCATCCTTGTGCACCCGTACGACCCGATCGTCCCTGGCGCGGTTCTTACGGATGAATCGGCGTGCTTCGTCCTCGGATCCGAACTGCTCGCGGCGTCGCCCCCAGGTGACGACGACCCGGCCGCCGTCCAACTCCTCCAGGGTCCACGTGGTCACTTGGGCTTCGCCATGGGGACGTGGGCGTTCCTGTGCCAACCCTCCATGTACTTCACTCCCGCTTCACCATCGGCCCGGCCCCGGCGGAACATCTCGTCGGTCCAGCCGTGGAACTCGGCCAGGTGCAGCCGAAGCTCGTCAGGCCGCATCCGCTCCTCGTCGTCCCGGTGGGAGTGCGGAGGGCGGGTGCGGCCGTCGGCGTCCTTTTTAAATTCTTCTGCCATAGCGCCTCCAGGGGCTAGGGGCACGTGTTGCAGTACACCACCCACGCGCCGTCCTTCTTGTCCAGGTAACCCTTCCCGGCCTTGACCCACGTGTGGCAGTGCGCGCAGCTCTTGCCGAACTTGTTCGTGCGACGGCTCTCAGGAGCCGTCGCGCTCGTCCGCTGCTGCGGGATCCGGCTGTTCCCGGTCGTCAGGGCTGCCAGCTCCGGGTCCAAGAAATACGCCATCAGGGCCTCCAGGGGAGTCGGTTGATCTATACCCGATGGTACTCCAAGGATTGTTGGAGTGGCAAGCCCTTCAGAGAAGAGACCTCAGGAGCTGGTTCAGCTCGGCCGCCGGGAGGTCCTTGCCCGACTTGAGCTTCTCCTTCAGCTCGTTGAGGCTCCGCTCCTCGTCCGTAAGGCCGTAGTCCGGGTTCTTCTCGTGCGACTCCACCACACCTCGGACGGTGCGCATGTCGGCACCGCCGTACACGTACAGGGTCAGGGGGTTCTTCTCGGAGACCGGCTCGTTGTCGTGCTCCAGGTGCCCAACGACGTGGAACTTGTCCGGGTTACCCAGCCGGGTGTCGATCTCGTCCATGAGCTGGTGCACGTGGACGTCCTCGGTGACCTTGAGAGTCTTCGCCTCTCCCCCGAAGATGGCGTCTCCGCTCCTCAGCGGCACCAGGTGGCCGATGGGGGTCTCCAGCTCCTCCGGCGCCTCGTCCTTGTTCGTCTTCACAGCCATCCGTCGTCCTCCTGGTCATCCAAAAGCGCGTAATGGGTGTCACCGATGTCCAGGCGGTCCAGGTTCGAGGCCCTGACGCCGTGAGCACCCTCATTGATGATCGCAGCCTGCTCGGCAGGGCTGTAATCCTTCACGGCCATCTTGGCCAGCGCGGCCCTGGCGGCGCCCGCGATCTCCGAGGCGTCCCCACGGCCGCTCAGGGGTCCGGAGGAGTCCCCTCCGGGCGCCAGGTGGGCCGCCTTGGCCTGGAACTGCGCCACGATGTCCTGAGCGCCCAGGGAGGCCGCACGGGGCGGCGTGAGGGCCTCGTCGTCTGAGAGGTCCGGGCCGTCGCCGTCGGTGAACGGCAGGGCGCCCTCGGGCTCCATGTGGAGGGTGGCCTCGGTCTCCATCTCCGGCATCTCGTGCTCGGGCATGTGGGGGTGTCCCGGAGGCATCCGGCCGCCCTGGCCACCCTTGGGGCCGGAGGGGCGCTCAGGGCCCAGCTCGGCCGCCGTGACCCCCATCTCCGGCGGAGCGGACTCCAGGTCCACCTCCTGGGGCGTGTCCTCGTCCAGGGAGCCCTCGAAGAGGAACTCGTCGTCCGACGGGCCCAGGGCCGCCACGCGGTCCCCGATCTCGTTCGGAGTGATCGAGTCCCAGTTGTCCGGGTCGCCCTGGGTGGCCCAGCCGGACGATCCGGGGTTCTCCGAAGGGTTGCGCGGCTTGGTCGGGCCCGGGGTGTACATCGGCTTGTCCGGCACCGGCTCGCCCCAGGGGGAGTTGATGGCCGCCACGACCGGCATCCCCATCGTCCGGAGCAGGAAGGCCAGTTCCTCCGGATCGTCGCCCTGCGCTCGCGCGAGGGTGACCAGGAGGTCCAGCGGAGTGTCGATCTTCGAGGACGACCGCACCATCTGGTTGGTGCCGGAGTCGATGTCGTATCGGATGACGACCCTCTTCGGCACCCACTCGGGCTTGACCGCGTCTTCCTTGACGTCCCGGCCGAACATCCCCCGGCTCTGGGCCTCGTACTGGAGCGCGAGGGCGTGCGAGCACATCCGGCCCGCGAACCGGCTGAAGTCGTCCGAGGCGCCCCAGTGGTAGGCGCCCCACTTGCAACCGCAGGTGTAGGTGGCCACCGAGTGCCGGGTACCGGGCAGGCGCTGGACGCCGGTCTCGTAGACGTTGTGGTCGCCCTTGACCTCACCGAAGACCACGCCGTCGGACGCGAGGGTGATCCGCACACCTCCTTCGGACCGGATCCTCTTCGCCTTGCGCTGGACGTCGGCCCAGGCAGAAACGAAGTGGAATTTAAATTCGCGGTCCTGGGATGCCAGGGTGAGCAGGCTGTACGGGTCGAACGCGCCGTGCGTCACGATCTCCTCCTCGGGGGCTTCGTCGGCGATGTCCTCGAAGCCGCCGTCCATCTGGTGGGCCGTCTTGCGCCGGATCGCCCTGTGCTGGATCGGCGCGCTGAAGGTGTGGTGGAGCCATCCCTCCTCATCCGCCTCCGGATGCGGGGCGTCCGGCTTCCAGGAGATGCCCCGGACGGTCACCGGCTTGCCCCGGCGCATGGGGACTTCAGCGTCGCCGTACTCGTAGTCGTGTGACCAGACCCCGTTGTTCTTCAGCACGCTCGGACGGGTCTCGATGTGCTTCGGGTCCGGCTTGTCGGCGTGCAGGATGACCGGGATCTCCGTGCGCGGATCTCTGATGTTCCGATGCGCGAAGTTCCGGCTGATCTTCTCGTCCGCAGACCAGTGCATGCCGAGAGGAGCACTCGTCAGGTGGTGTCGCAGAGCCTCCGCCTGCTCAGCGGCCGTTCCGTTCCCGCTGCTGACGAAGCCGCTGGACGAATCCAGCTTGATACTCATGCCCCGATGGATCTGCTCCGGCAGGTTCGGGTGGTGCGTCTCCCAGTCCGTGGCCTTGCCGTAGTCCGGGTGGTCGTAGAACTTCTTCTCTTTGCTGATCGGCATGTCGTTGGCGTGCTGAACGCGGCTCCCGGGGTGCCGGGACTCCATCTCGTTCATCAACGCCGACGCGGCGCCCGGGTGGAGCCCCTCCAGCTCGTCCACGGTCACCGGGCCGCCCCGGCGCTTCGGCGGGAAGTACCGCAGGGTCCCCGCGACCTCGCCGGTCTCGGGGTGGTGGGCGGTGAGATCGACCCGCCGGGGGTACTTCATGCCGCCCGTCGGCTTCTCGGTGTGCTGGAAGTCGAAGTTCACGACCGAGACCTTCCGGTACGTCACCAGATACCTCCGATCGAGTCTTCGAGGCCCAGGCCATCGCTCTGGCGACTGGCGAAGAGCTTCTGCTGCTCGGGGTGCACCGGGGCCGCCGGAGCCTGGTACGGCTCCTTGCGGTTCAGGTTCCGTACCTCGGGCGACTGGAAGCGCGGGTTCTGGCGCTGGCCGCTGGTGGGCGTACTGACCGTCACGCCCTTGCCGGGGAACTCGTGGTGGTGCTCGGGAGAGCTGCCGTCGCCCCAGGAAATGCCCTTCAGGCGGAACTGGGTGGGGGCGTTGTCAAAGGTGGTCCGGTCCCCCATCCGGGTGTAGTGCTGCTCGCCCATCATCTCGCCGGACTCGCGGTCGTTCATCGGGTGCGCGTGCAGCGTGACCACTGTGTGGGCACCCCGGCCGTGGCCCTGCTGGTTCGCCGGGTGCATGGCCCGCTCTTCGTCGTGGGACCGGCCAGCGGTGTTGACCCAGTCGTCCTCCGGCATGTTGCCCCGCCCGATCATGTTCATCAGGTGATGGGCCCGCTTATCGGCCGGGATCGAGTGGTCGTGCAGGAAGGTGTGCTGCTCGCGCGAGAGGGGGAGCGTCACCGAGTTGTGGAGGCCGACCTGGGTCGGGTTGTGCTTCGGGTCATCCTCCTCTGCCTCCTTGTTCTCGGGGTTCTCGTCGCAGTCGTTCTCGTGGTCCTCGATGTCGTCGTGCTTGACATAGCTGCCGCAGTGCTCGCACTCGTGCTCGCCGTCACGGTCGCAGTCCTCGCACTGCACGGGGCAGTCCTCGTGGTAGTCGCCCTCGTGCTGGTGCCGGTAGTACTGGTCGCAGTCCGGACACCGATGGTCGCCGTCGGAGTCGCACTGGTCGCAGTGGGAGGAGGGATTCGCCTCCCGGCCTCCCCAGTCGGTGTGGTCCCACTGCCGGTGGGCGTTGCCATCGTGGCCCAGCTTGGCGTTCGTGTCGGCCAGGGAGTTCATGTCGTCCACCACGTCGTCCACGTCGAAGTGGCTCGTCCAGTGGTTCTTCAGCCGGGGGTGGTTCTGGTCCGGCGCGACGTTGTGGACGTTCCGGGAGGGGTCCGGCTCGTCGTACCTGTTCCACCACGTGGAGCCGTTGTCGGTCCGGTAGCCGTGGTTGATCCAGGCGTTCCCGTAGTGGTGGTACAGGGAGTCCATCATGGCCGACGCCACGCCACTACCCCGGGCGTGCTCCTCGGTGTGGAGCATGTGGACCTTGACGGCTTCGGCGTCCTCGGGGTTCTTGTTGGGGTCGGGGTGGTTGTACTCTCCCGGAGTCCCGTAGGCGGAGTGGCTTATCCGACCCGCGTAGTGCCCGTTGATGTAGCCCCGCAGCTCGTGCTGGCTGCTGCCCTCGTAGGTGGGCTCGATCTCGTAGTGGTAGTCGCCCCTGACCGGCTTGCCGGACTTGGCGGGCATCGCCCACTTCGTCAGCGAGGCCGTGTGGTGGCCGTCCTCGCCGAACTCGCACGGGCCCTCGTGCGGGTAGGCACAGTCGGGGTCGTAGTGGTCGTCGTCCTCGTCGTCCGGCTCGTCCTGGGGCTCGGTGGACGCCTGGACCTGGAGGGAACCCATCCGGACCGGGAGGGCGATGTCCGGCCGCTCCTGGAGGATCTGGGCCAGCTCCGGGTAGTCGTCCGATGCGAGATGGACCCCGGCGGCCTGATGGGTCGTGGTGGCGTACGGGGAGAGCTGCGAGGCCGCGTAGTTCCCCTGGCCCGCGCCGTTGTCCAGGATGACGAAGTACTCCTCGCCCATCACCGGCGAGTAGATGACCTCCTCGACCCGACCGGGGATGCCGTCGACCGTCATCACGTGCTGACCCACGCTGTATTCGGTCGGATACGGCGCCGCCGCGTGGATCTCCGAGAGCCGTGTCTCGTGCGCGGCCTCACGGCGTCCAAGCCCCATGTGTCCCTCCTCGGTCTTCACCCATTCCTGGCGCTGGACCGAGGGGGGACAGCAGGGGCTCAGATCGCGTGCACCAGAAGCAGGATCAGCAAGATGAGCACTACCAGACCGAGCAGACCGCCCCATCCGTACGGATACATGGGGACCTCCCCTTCACGAAGCGGATGTGATTCGTATAAGGGCGAGTACCCCTAGAACTTCTCGACCATGAACCACTCGACGGTGCTCGCGTCCGTGCCGCTGGAGCTGGTGATGGTGAACGAGGTCCCGGCGCTGACGGTGTAGGTCAGGAATCCCGGCGTTCCGCTGGTCGACTTACGGCTCAGGAAGATCCGCGTGTTCGCGGTCACGGACGTGTTGCTGACGGTCACGGTGCCGGAGGCCAACGTGGACTGCCCCATCCGGGCGTTGGTGCCCTCCTTGATCCGCAGGCCCTTACCGGCCAGCCCGATGACGATGTCCGAGTCCGGCGTGCCGACCTGCGCAGTGCCCTGCCGCCCCCAGGTCGTATCACGGGCGCTGGAACCGATGCCGTACTGCGCGGTGCCGTCACCCAGCAGGCGGAAGTTGTCGTTGACCGCCGTACCACCGACGTTGAAAGCCAGCGTGTTGTTGCCGGAGGCGTTCGGCCTCAGGGAGAGCCGCTGCCCGGCGGCAAAGATCATGTCCAGGTTTCCGCGCATCTCCATGTTCGTGCCGTCGACACGAGAGGTGAACTGCGGAGCGATGCCCGGGAACCAGTTGGCGGAGCTGCTGCCCGAGCCCATGAAGTTTGCGTTGATGACCCGGACCACGGCGCTGGAGATGTTGATGATGCCCTGAACGCCCGCCGTGCCGGTGGCCACGATGTCCGACCCGAAACGGCAGTCGGTGATGAAGCCCTCAGCGGACCCGGTCCAGTTCACGTCGTAGTTGGTGCCGGTCGCCCCGTCGCCGCCCTGCGAGATGAGGCATTCGTCAAGGTAGATGCCGTAACCACTGCTGGTGATGCTGACGTTGTGGGTCTGGTTGTGCAGAATCCTGACATTACGGACCCGGATCTGGTTGGATCCGCCGGAGACCAGCAGGCCGATGAGCCCCTGCTGGATGACACCGCCGCTGATCTGCACATTCTGCGGAGACTTGCCACTGGCGTTGTCTTCGATGACGGCGTTGGCGACACCGGTCTGGGGGCCAAGGGCGTCCAGGTTGTGGATGAAGATCGCCGCGCAATCTCCGGTGACCCGGAAGGCCGCTCCCGTGCCGCCCGTGGTGGCGTTCATCCACGTCAGGATGTTCTCACCGAGGATGTCCCAACTGTCCTCGATCCGGAGTCCGTCCAGGTTGGCGTTGGTGCCGCTGGAGACGCCCAGGAAGCGCGTGAAGATGTTGCTGAGCTGGACGTTCGCGGCCGTCGCCGTGGAGTCGCTCTTGATGTGAATGCCACCGGCGCACGACTGGATCTTGATCATGCTGACCTGAGTGCCGTGCAGCGTGGTGGACGCGGTGCCGAAGAGCCGCAGGGCATAGCCGTTGATCCACTGGAATGTGGTGTCGAAGATCCGCGTCTCCTGGACCCCCGTGGCCGTCACGCCGTGGCAGGCGGGATTGCTGGTGGTCGTGGTGGATACACCACGGAGCTGGAGGCCCTGGATCATGCAGTCGTCGCTGCTGATCGTGATCGCGGACGATCCGGTGAACGAGGCCCCGATGCGGATTGTCGTCGCCCCATGACCGGCACCCTGGAGGGTGACCGGAGCGGCGAGGTTGATCGGGTTGGCCCCGTTCAGGAGGTAGTTGCCCGGCGGCAGGTAGACGACTCCGCCCTGCGAGCCGAGTGCCGTGATCGCGGCCTGGATCGCAGCCGTGTCGTCGGCCACCCCGTCGCCGACCGCGCCGTAGTCCTTGACGTTGGTGAAGATATTCCTGACGAAGACCACCGTGCCGTCGGGCTGGCGCACCTTCAGCACGCCGCCCTCGGGGTAGACGACGACGCCGCCGGTCGGGTTGGTCGTGGGGACAGTGGCCGCGTTCTTCATGCCCAGCACGCCCACGCCGCCACCGAAGTCGGTGGCAGATGAACCGAGCTGGAAGCCAGTGATGGCCTGAAGCGCGTTGTCGGTGCCGAGGACGCCGACGCTCCGACGCTTCCAGTTGACGTCTCGGGCGGCAGATCCGCCCGGACCCCACGTCATGGAGCCGTCGACCAGCATGCCGAACCGGCCGACGGCGTCGGTGGTGGTCTGCGCCTGGAAGGCGGTGTTGCTGGAGTCGGCACCGCGAGCCTGGAAAAGCGCCTGGGTGTTGGTGCCGGAGCCCGTCTTGGTCGTGGCCCTGACGCCGACGGTGCTGCCGGAGACGATGAAATCGTTACGCGCCAAGCCGCCGATGGCGGTGACGTCCCCGTTGTACACCGTGGCCGTCACGACGTTCGGGGCGATGACCGTGGCTCGCGAGCCGGTGTCCACCTGGATGGATGCGACGGCCGATCCAGTCGGGGAGTTCTCATCGAAGTTGGTGACGGTGTTGTTCACCGAGTTGCCGGTGATCAGCACAGCCTGAATCAAGTTGTCGAAGTTGACGCAGCTCAGTAGGGCGTTCGAGAACCCTCCCGTGATCTTGTAGGCGATACCCGGGTAGGACGTCGACCGGTTGACGGGTACCTCGCAGCCACATCCGGAAAGGGTCACGCCCTGGGAGGTGTCCAGCAGGTAGCCGATGCCGTTGCTGTCCGCCCCGCACCCGGACAGCGAGCAGTAGGCCATGGAGAGGATGTTGTATCCGGCCTGCTGGTTGGACAGCGCGTACGACGCGACCACGCTCATCGAGGTGCCGTCGTTGATGTCGAACCCGTGACCGCCGTGGCCCTGGCTGACGACCTCCTGGATCAGAGAGACGATGCTGCGCTGGATGCTGATGCCGTGCCCGCCGAACGTCTGGACGTTCACGTTGCGGAGGGTGATGTAGTTGTTCGGGGCGGCGGACGTTTCAAAGAAGATGCCGATTCCGGTGCCCGAATTAGGACCGACGATACGCAGATTCTCGATCGTCACATATGAGACATCCACGGCGTGGAAGGCGTGGGCTGTGGTCGAGTTCTGGATGATCCGGGTAGCCCTTACACCGTCGCCCATGACCCGGACATAGCTGGGCAACTCGATGGCGCCGCCGTTGATGGCGTAGGTACCCGCCGGGAAATAGAGAGTCCCGCCCGTCGAAGGGATCGCCGCGATAGCGGCCTGGATCGCGCTCAGGTCGTTGGCGACACCGTCACCCTTGGCCCCGTAGTCCTTGACGTTAAGGGCGAGATTGGCCTTCAGCGGATACCGGCTGTCGGCCGGGTCTCCCGCCGTTCCGCCGCCCTTGTTGAGCCGGACGACCGTGTTCGGCGCGTTCAGGTCCAGGGCCCCGACGGACATCGTGCCCTTGGTGATCAGGGTGTTGCCGAAGATGAAGTTGTTGCCGGAGCCGCCGATGTTCTCTTCGCGGATCAGCGAGCGCGTCTGCCCGTTGGTCGCGGACGAGGCCAGCGTGTTGCCGTGGATCGAGTTGTTCTGGGCCGCGTACTCCAGGTGGATGCCGGAGGCGTTCCCGGCCACCCCGGCGATTCCGATCTCGAAGAAGGTGCAGTCGCTGACGACGCAGTTCGTGGTGGCCAGGAAGACGCAGTCGCCCGCCATGCCGTCGAAGTTGCAGGCGACGATCTTCGTGTTGGCCGCCGCGTCCTGGCAGCGGATGCCGTACGCGTTGTTGCCGCCGTTGACGAAGTTGCAGGAGACGATCTGCTGAGTGCCCGCCAGGTCCAGGATCGCGGCGGCCGTACCGGCTCCGGCACCTCCCAGGTACTCGAAGTCGCAGTGCTGGATCTGGTTCTCGTCGTTCGAGGTCAGGTAGATGCCCTGGCCCAGTCCGGAGGAGTTGATGGACTGGTCGAACAGGCAGCGGGTGATCGAGTTGTTGTGGCCGAAGGCGTTCACCACCGGCTGGGGACCGAGGTAGAGGCCCGCCTGCCAGCAGGAGGTGAAGTGGATGTACTCGAAGACGCACCACACGGCGCCCACGGCGTAGATGCCGCCGCCCCCGGTGGTCTGGTTCAGGCAGTTGCCGTCGATGGTGAAGTTGGCGAAGCGGTGTCGGGTGTCGTTGGGCCCGGCGAAGGTCATCGCCCAGATGTTCGTCCCGTTCGCGACCTTCAGGACGGTCCCTGAACCTGAGCCGATGAGACTCAACCCTGAGCCGTTGGGGATCGAGATGGTGGCGCCCAGGTTGAAGGTGCCATCCATCAGCCGGACGACACCCTTGCCCGGGGCGGCGTTCACCAGGTTGATCGCCTGCTGGATGACCGCCTGGTCGTTGGTGCCGGTGCAGACGAAGTCCGCACCCTTCTTCGTCCGGGAGTTGGACGCGGCGACCACGACCTCGTAGCCGGTCGCGAGCGAACGGGTAGGCGACGCGGTGGTGCCAGTGGCATAGGCGACGTTCGACCCGAGCTGGAGGAGGGCGTTCCCTCCCCCGTCGTTGATCCCGGCCGTGTTGGCGTGCAGGTAGGCATTGTCGATCTGAACCGAGGTGTTGCCCGTGAACGAGCCGCCGTACATCGGGCTGTTGGTGCCCGAGCCGTTGTCGTCGGTGCCGGGGTAGTTCGTCCAGTCGCCGATGACCAGGGGAGTCGTGGCGTTCGTGGCCGCCAGGCCCGCATACCCGCCGTTGCCCGTACCGCCGTTGCGGCCATCGCGCCGGGTCATCAGGTTGGAGATCACGATCGGGCCGTTACCGGTCGCGTCCACGAAGACGCCGTTGTAGCCGTTGCGGTCCGTGGCGCACCCGGTCATCTGCATGCCGCCGGAGCCTTGGCCGGTGCCCCAGCTTCCGGTGATGTAGTAGCCGTGGTTGCCGTTCCACTCCGCCCGGCAGGTGGAGAGCTGGGAGTTCGCCGCGTTGTTGAGGACGAAGCCGTTGGACCAGTTGCCGATGGCCTGACAGTCGATCATGGTCAGGTCGGTCATGAGCTGGAACGAGGCGCCGTGGCCGTGGTTGTTGTCCAGCATCACCTTGAACAGGCGCCACGAGTACGGGTAGGCACCGGCGTTCACCCCGGTGTAGATGCCGTTGCCGGTCATCTCCCGGATGGTGACGTAGTTCAGCTCGACGTTCTGGACGTTGCCCTTGGCCTGGATGCCGTCGACCCCGGCCGGAGCGTTGGCGCCATAGATCATCAGGTTCTCCACCCGCTGCTCGGCGCTGATGGCCGAGTAGCCGCCGGTGGCCTGGTCAAGGAACTGGATCACGGCGGGGCCGGTGAAGGTGGGCAGCGGCTTGATCCGGACCGCCGGGTCGTACAGACCAGCCTTCATCAGGTTCCGGCGCGGCCCCCGGAGGGTCTTGCCGGGCGGGACGACGATCGGGGAGCCCACGGCAACGTCGCCCTGGGGCAGGTAGACGGTCGCTCCGGCCGGGACGCTGGACAGGAGGGCGTTGATGGCCGGGGCGTCGTCAGTGGTCCCGTCGATGACCGCGCCGTGGTTCTTGGCGTTGTAGTACAGCGAGTCCTGGAAGGCGTACCGGCTGTCGGCCGTCGCCTGGGATATCGCCCCGAGGTCGGAGGCCGCCAGGGTGACGGAGGGCCCGGTGTAGCCGTTGACGGTCTGCACGGCGGACGTGGGCAACTTGCTGATCGGGAGGCGGCCGGTGGCGTCCAGCGGCGCCACGCCGTTGGGGTTACCCACGGCATTGGCCGCCACGGATCCGACATCGGACGCGGTGAGCAGGACGGTGCCGGTTTTGCCGTTGACCGAGTTGACGGTGCCCGCCCCGACGTCCGGCAGGAACGTCGCCGGGATCTTCGAGTCGGACCCGAGAGGGGCGACACCGCTCGCCGCCCCGACGGCCGTGGCCGCGACGAAGCTGGCGGAGTCGTTGGTGGTGAGGTGCTTCGGCATCGTCTCCCCTAGGCGGCCATGTAGGTGATGTTGAACCCGAGCCACGGGGTGGCCGGGACGGGACCGGAACCGGCGAAGAAGACCATGGTCCCGTCAGGGTTGATCTGCCAGCGGGAAACACCGGGCTGACTGCTGGCGGTGGTCGACGTGCCCGTGGCGTCGATCGTGTAGCCCGGGGCGAGCTGGGACGGCAGGGTGATGGTGTAGTTGCTGGCGAAGTTTCCTCCGGCGGTCAGCTCGATCCGCCCCCGGATCCAGACCTGGTCGCCGATCTTCCGGTACTTCGGCAGGAAGTCGGCGTTGTTGTTGGAGTAACCCCGGGTGCCGCTCGGCAGGGTCAGCGTCTGCCACGCCTGCTCGGTGGGGACCAGGGCGTTCCAGCCGTCAGTGGTCCCCTGGTACGTGTACAGCGCGATCAGGTCCGTGCGGACGCACAGGGAGCCCACGGGGACCCCCGTCGGCATGGCCGCCGCGCTGGAGGCGGTGTACACCAGGGGCTCGGTCCACTGGGCCGAGTTCGAGCCGCCCGCGATGGCCGACAGGAGCATGTTCGGCTTGGCCGGAGTGGCCCCGGGCACCGGCTGGTACAGGGTCACCAGAGAGGGAATCTGGGCCAGCGGGACCTTGGTGTTGGAGTCCAGGGAGGCCACGCCGTTGACGGCTGCCTTCTGGGACGTCGGGATCGCGCTCACGTCGGAGGCCGCCAGGGTGAGCGCACCCGTCTTGCCGTTGACGGACGTAACCGGCGCCAGGGGCACCTGGGCGGACGTCAGCTTCCCGGCGGAGTCCAGGGTGGCCACACCGTTCACGGCCCCCAGGGAGGCCGTCTGAACGGCCGTGGTGGGGAGCTGGGCGGCAGGCATCCGGCCGGTGGAGTCGAGCTGCGGGACGCCGTTGGCGACGCCCTTCTGGGTCGTCGGGATGGCCCCCACGTCGTCGGACGTCAGGGCCACGTTGCCGATCTTGCCGTTGACGGAGTTCACCGACCCGGTCAGGACCGTGGGGAGCTGGGCGTTCGGGACCTTGCCGTCGGCCCCGAGCTGGGCCACCCCGTTGGCCGCCCCGATGACTGCGGACGTGATGAAGCTCGATTCGTCGGTGGTCGTCAGGTGCTTAGGCACTTTGGGCCTCCTCGTAGAAGGTCTCCGGGTCCACGGTGACGTGCCGACGGACTCCGACCACCTTGGGATCGGCGAACTTGCCCATGGGCGCCTGGTCCTTCAGCGGGACGTCCTCCGGCCGCTCCGGCTCCTGGTAGAGCTTCCGGGCGGCCGTACGGGTCCTCTCGGTCTGCCGGAAGAGGGCGGCGGGCTTCGGCATGCCGCCACGCTGCTCGTCCGACTCTGCGGGCCGCTGGTCGCCTTCCTGGGGCGCCTCCCCGCCGTTCTCGGTGCCGTCCACCGGGGTGGCGGGCATGCCGGGCATGGCCACGCCTCCGGCGGGCTGGTTGCCCATCAGGTCCATCTGGGTGGGCGCCAGGGTCGGCGTGGGAACGCCGGGCGTCATGCCCATCTGGGGCGTCTGGATGCCCTGGGTGGCGTCCGGCAGGGCCGGGGCCATGGCCTGCTGGGCCACCGGCTGGAAGTCGGCCCGCAGGTCCGCCGGGATGGGCAGGCCCTTGTCCTTGAGGGCCTGGAAGGTCTTCTTGCGGGTCTCCTGCTCGGCCACCGCGAGGGCCACGGACTCGTCCTGGGTCCGCTCGATCTCGTCCTCGAAGTCGATGCCGGAGGCCATCAGGCGGGTCTTCATGGAGATCGGGACACCGGCGGCCCGCAGGGCCTCGAAGAACTCGCGCTCGGCGGCCTCGTCCGAGAGGGACATGGTCTGCATGGTCAGCTCGGGCACGAGCAGCTTGGGCTGCTCCACGATGCGCTCTTCGCCCGTTTCCTCGTCAATTTCGAGGATTTCTTCCATTTTGACGTAACGCTTCCCGTTACGTTCGTCGTAGTCGTAATGCTCCTGAGCCTCGGCCACGACCAGGGCACGCTGGCGGAAGTGCCGCTTGATCATGTCCTGGTAGGTGGTCAGGAGCTGGGAGACCAGGTCGCGGTTCAGGGCATCGGCCGCGTACGTCTCGCCGGAGGAGGCGCCGGACAGCATGGTCTTGCTCAGACCGAAGGCCTGGAGGATTCGGTCCTCCAGGCGCTCGAAGTCGGCCGTCATGTCGGGCATGTTCTCCCGGCCGAAGACCGGTTCCATGGTGACCGCGAAGTTGTGGACCAAGGCCCTGAAGTCGGCCGCCAGAGCCGCATCCAGGGACTCCATGAACTCCTCCAGGTCGTCCTGGGTCGGAATCCACGGCGATTCGGTGCCCAGGTCGCTCGCGGAGGCACCGAGCTTCACCAGGACCAGCGGGGTGTACAGGCGGTCCGCCACGGCGTCTTGGGCGGCGTTCAGCATCTCCTCCTGCATGACGGCCCGCATGGCTCGCATGAGGAGCGGGATGCCGCGCTTGGCGAAGGTGTCGCCCTTGAACTTCATCTGCCTGAGCAGGATGTTCGACACCGGCATGAGGTCGTCGGCCCCCGCGTACCGCGCGAGTTCCGGGTAGACCTTCATGAGCTTCTCGTACTCCCATGCGGGCTGGCGCCGCTGCATGACCTCGCGGATGGTCTCCGGAAGCCGGATCAGGAAGCGGGGCTCCTTCAGGAACGCGGAGCGCTGCACCGTGACGTCGTCCGGGTTCAGCAGCTCCTCGTCGTCCCAGATGCCCAGGGACTCGTTGAACGTCCCGAAGGGCCACGCCTCACCGACGGTCCAGTACTCGCGGCCGACGTCCAGCAGGAACTCGTCGTAGTTCAGGCCGTCCTCGGTGAAGAACAGGTCCTCGTAGAACTGGGTGATCTGCTCGTCCTTGCAGCGCAGCTCCATGCCCAGCAGGGGGTACTTCGTGTAGATGTCGATGCACGAGGCGATGACCGGGTGGGTCTGGTAGAGCAGGCGGCAGTACTGCCGGAGCTGCCGGAGCTGGGCCTCGTCATCGATCTCGTACGGGAGGTTGTTCTGCTTCCAGTAGAACAGCGGGTCCCGGGGGCGGCCGGTCGCAAAAGCGGTCGCCGGGGTGGCCGTCGCCGTCTTGCGCATGGCCACCCGGCGGTTCTTGCGCATCTGCTCGGCCTCGGGACTGCCGTCGGTCTGAGCGGCTCCGCCGCGACGCATGGCCTTGCCCAAATGCTTGAACGCGGCCTCTTGGTAGGCGTCTCGGGCGGAGTTCTCAGGCATCGTTGGTCTCCTTCTTCGCAGCGGCAGCTACCGCACGGACGAGGTTGCCGAAGCACCTCTTGACGGTCCACGGCACCTCTCCCTGGGCCTCCAGGGAGATCAGAAGCCGGACGTTGTCCGAGCAGGTGCCGCAGAGATAGATCTTCTCCCCCGGAGTGTGCGGCATCGGGAAGGGGTGGACCACCATCGGCCGGGGCGAGTGGAACTTCGACCCCTGGCACTCGTGTTCGCGGGCGAGGATGCCGGGCAGCTCTGTTCGGGGGAATGCCTCGATGTGCGCGAGGACCTCCCCGGGGATCACGCCTTCCGACCCCTCTCGCTCCGACCCGAAGACTGGCCCGCCTCACGGCGGACCGGCTTGGTCGAGAGCACTCCTCGCCGCAGCATCTCCGACCCCTCGCGGTCGTCCACGGCGTACGTCACGGAATCGCCACGCGTGCGCTCGTTACCCTGAGCGTCGATGTGGTCCACCACGACGTAGAGCGTCCGGTCTTTCGTCTCCTGGGTCATTACCGTCCCTCCCGGACTCGCTCGATCACGTCGTCCTTGTTGTCTGCGAACTTGATCGCCAGGTGCCTGAGGTAGTTCTCGTACTCCAGGGATGCGCCGCTGGCGGTACGGAGCATGGAGCCCTTGGCGAACGGCGGGGCGTCGTCGCCACCGTCGTCCCCCTCGGGCTCCTCGTCGCCGCCATCGTCGTCCTCGCCGGGCGGGAAACCTCCGTCCTCGCCCGGGTCTCCTCCGCCCATCGGGTTGCCGCCCATGGGGTCCATCGGGTCCTGCCCGGGGGCAGCCGGAGGGCCGCCGATCTCGCCGGGCATGCCTGGGACCTGCATGGGCATCCCGTTGATGGTCTGCGGGAAGGCCGGGAACTGCGGCTGGACCTGCACGGTGAAGCAGGTGTGGCAGTACTCGCACTCCGTGGTGCGGTCCGACCGGGCGATCACCTGGCCCGAGCCGCAGAACGGGCAGTGGAAGATCGTCGCTCCGTCGCCGGAGTCGTGGGCCTGCTTGCGCACTGCGGTCCTCCGCTTGGTCTTCTCCCCCAGGTACTGGTCCTGGGGCCAGCCCAGGTCCCGCTGCGGGTGGGGGCCGTTGGCCTTGCAGCCCCGGCACTCGCCCTCACCGAACATCACCTTGCCCGGCTCGGCCTTGCCGCCGAGGTGGCCGATGTAGTCGTGGTAGTGGCCGGGGCACATCTTGACGGGGTTGCCGGTGCGGGCAACGTCCACCAGGGCGACCTTCACGAGGCCACCTCCTCGAACAGGTCGGTCAGGGTGCGGCGGGACGCTTCCTTCGGGTGCGGATCGCTCTTCTCGGACATGCCCCCGTTGGTGTGGGTCTCCGGGAAGTTCTGCTGGCCGTTGAGGAGCCCCTCGTGCGTGTGCTTGGGCAGGTCGAGCTTCGGGGCGCCCTGGTGCTCCTGGGCGTGGAAATTGATCAGCTTCTGGACCTTGTTCTTGTGCCACGCCAGGTCATCATCCGTCGCCCCGTGGTGCTCCTTGAGGTGCTGGATGATCTGGGACGAGGCGCTCGGGGCGTCCTTCATCGTCTCCGCAGAGTGGCCCGAGGGGTCCTGGTGGGCGGTGCCGCCGAAGTGCTTGTGCTCCGGGTCCGAGAAGCTCTTGATGTACGAGGAGTGCTCCTGGTGGTGGAGCTTCATCAGGTCCTCGGTCTTGCCGCTCGCCTGCTTGAACGCGTAGGACGTCGGGTCGGCCCCGTGGTCGTTGACCAGGTGGTCGTGGACGGCCTTGTGCTCCGCGATCTGCTTGTCCAGCTCCGGGCCGTGGACGTGGAACTTCGGTGCGCCCTCGGTCGACGGGCCGAAGCTCTTGTGGCACTGGCTGTGCAGAGCCTCGGCCACCCCGGGGTGCTTCTCGAAGAGCCCCTTGAGGGAGCCCTTCGCCGCTCCGATGCCGTGGTACTTGGCGTCGGCCATGTGGTCCAGCAGATCCTCGCCCTTCGGGTAGTGCGCCTCATCGAAGGAGGCCTGCTCCCCCTCCATGTCGTGCGAGTGCTTGATCTTGTGGATGAGGTCGCCGTCGTAGTCCTTGGATCCCCACTTGACCGCGTTGTCGGCGTCGTGGGCCTTCTTGTGCGCCTCGACAGCCTCCTCCGGGGTCATCTTGGCGATGTCCCCGATGTGGAGCGACCCCACGCCTCCGGCCGTCCCCGCGTGGGACAGCAGCAGGTGGGCGTGCGTCTCCTCCGGGGTCATCTCCTTTTTAAATTGCCCGAAGACCTGCTTGTGGTCGTGGTCGACCTCGAACCCCCGGGACTTGGCCTCCTTGGGGTTCAGGTGCAGCCACTGGTGGTGGTTCTTGAGGGCGTCCTCGTCCCAACTGCCGTCGTCATCGAACTCCGAACCACCCACATCGGACTTGTGATGGTGGTACAGGTGGGCGGCCAGTTCCGCGCCGTTCTTGTGGTCCTGGAGCTTGGCCTCGCTGCGCAGGCCGTAGCTGGCGCCGGACGTCTCACCGTTGGAGTCGTAGTCCTGCGGCTTGACCGACTTTCCGAAGGACTGGAGCTTGCCCCACTCCGGCAGCTTCTCCCCGCAGCTCACGCACTCCTCGGAGTGGGCGTTGTCCTTGTGCTTCTCGTCGCAGTGCGGGCAGTACGCCTCCTTGGACCAGTTGTCCGGGTTCTCCTCGCAGTCGCCGCTGGAGTGGTCGGCGTAGTCGTCGCAGTGGTCGCAGTAGTCGTGGGTGCCGTCGTCCTTGGTGTGGCTGCCGTACTCCTCGCAGACGTCACACCACTTATCCGGGCAATCCTCGGTGGTGTGCGACACCTCCTCTTCGCAGTGGTCGCAGTAGTGCGTTTCGTCATCGTCGTCGCCGCTGAAAGCCTCGCCGTCAGGGAGGTACCGGTCCTTGTCGCCCCGGCCGACAGCGGTCTTGTTGGACTGCGGCTCGTCACGCTTGGCCCGGTTGGCCTCCTTGACCTCGTCGTCCTCCGGCAGATGGTCCAGGCGCTTACCGAGGTACTGGTCCGGCGAGTAGTGCTTGGGGTGCTCCCAGCCCCGGGTCAGCCTGCCCTTGTTCGAGTTGAACTCGCTCACGTCGTCGTCGCGCTCGTCGCCGTGCTCGCCCCGGCACCCGCCATGGGTGATCTCGATCTGGTCGGCGGACAGCGGAATGGCGTTCCAGTGGCCATGGGGGTGGTCCGCCTGGTTGCGGACGTGGATGCCGTCGTAGCCGGAGGCCCGCAGGGAGTCCCGGTAGGCCTCCAGGCCGAACTTGCCGTCGTCGCGGTGGTGGCCCTTGGCGTACTCCAGGAGCGTGTCCGAGCAGCAGTGGTTGTAGCCGGAGTCGTCGGCGTGGTTGTTGTGGTAGTGGCCGCCGTCCTGGAGGTGGCCCGAGGCGCGCAGGCGCTCGTAAGCGTCGTGCGCCATGTGGTTCAGGGAGTTGTAGGTGATCGGGTTCTTGATGTGCAGCTTGGCGTGGATGACCCGGTTGCCGCCGTTGTTGAAGTGCCGGGCCATCTGGTGCAGGGACGTCCAGTGGGTGCCGACGTGGTTGTTCCAGTCACCAGCGCCGAAGTTGCCCCAGAACCCCTCCTCGTCCTTCAGCTCGGTGGCGTTCTTGGGAGGACCGTCGAAGCTCGCACCGGTGCCGTGGTACCACTCCTTGACCGCCGGGTGGGTGTCGTCGTCCCGCATCTCGGAGTGGTGGGTGTTGGGCAGGAGGACTCGCGGGTCCCGCATGGGGCCGCCCGGGTGGATGTGGCCGTGGCCGATGTCCAGCTCGGACTTCTTCAGGTGCAGCTTCTCGTGGTGGGCCTTGAACTCCGCCGGAGTCATGGAGGCCACCTCGGCCTGGGACATGCCGTGCTCGTGCACCAAGTGGCTGCCCACGGAGATCTGGGTCGGAGGGCCGCTCTCCTCGGCGTGGTCGTGGCCGTCCAGCACCTTGGGCAGCGTGTTGCCCATGGAGGTCTTGGATCCCGGCGTGTGCAGGGCCTCGTGGTAGGCCACCATCGAGGGCTTCTTGCCGGTGTTGTTGCCCTTGGACCAGTCCATGTAGTCGGACTGGTTGACGTTCGGGTGGTGCTTGATGATGTGGGCGAGCGCCTCGTGATCGTTGGTGACCGCCGGGTGCGTGTCGGTCTGGATCTCCGGCTCGGTCCCGTAGTGGGCGTTGACGTCCTCCAGGGGGTTCGACTGCTCCACCGGCTCGTGACCGTGCCCGTCGGTCTCCCCGGACCCGTGCATGAGCGCGTGCTGCTGGATCAGCTCGTCGTGGCTCTTGGAGGCGTTCTCGGCGTGCAGCTTGAACTTGTGCAGCATGGGCAGCTCGCTGTTGGTGCCCTTGCCCACGTGGTGCACCATCAGGTGCGTTTGCAGGTCCTTCTTGGACATCGTGGAGCCGTGCTCGTAGTGCTGCGCGTGGCTCGCCGAGGGCAGCGACTGCACAACCGGACCGTCCGGGTCCCCGGAGGCGTGCTCGTGTCCGGGGTGACCCTTGTAGCCGTACGACTCCGGGTCATGGGCCTCGGCGTGGGCCATCTGCGGGCTGCCGTAGCCGTCCCAGCCGTGGTGCTCCGTGAGGTGCTGCTTGAGCTGCTCCTTCTTGAGCTTCTCCGGGCTCATCACACCCGGATGGATCGTCGGCACGTGCTGGTGACCGACGGAGGCCCCGCCGTCCCCGTGAATATTGTCGTGAACCTGCTCGTAGACCTTGTGGAGGTCTTCGTCCTTGAAGAGGTCGGTGAGCCCCAGCTTCTTCTTGACGGGGTCCATGTGCGTATTGAGGTCGCCTGCACTCAGGCCGTGGCCACCCTGAGACACCGGGTCGTTGAGGTGGTTGAACATCTTCTGCACATCGGACGGCGGAGCACCCCAGAACGGCGTCCCGTGGTCCTGGTGGGCCGGAGAGATCTTCGGGCCGCCGGTGTAGTGCTCGTGCTCGTGCGCGAACTCGTGCTGACCCTCGGCGTGGGCCTTGTTGTGGAGCATGGCCACGACGTGCGAGGGGTCGGTCGCCTCGAACGTGCCATTGATCGCGTTCTCCAGATGGTCCGGGTTGATCCCGTGATCCACCAGGAGGTGGTTGTGCAAGCCGCTGTTTGAGTACAGGGCCGGGTTCTTGACCTTCTCCGGACCTTCCGGCTCGGACGCCGAGACCGGGCCGCCGTGATCATGGGCAGGGTCACTGGCGCCGGGGAGACCGCTCTTGTGGTGATTGTTGTGCCACTCCTCCATGTGGCTGGTGGGAGACCCAGTTTCGGTCTCGCCGCTCATGTAACCGCTCTGGATCATCTCCAAGCCCTTGGGCTTGATCCCGTGACTGTCCAGGATGTGCTGGGACATCTCCTCGGGCGTCATGGACCCATGGCTGTGCCCGACCGTCTCCTTCTCCGCCACGCCCTCGGGGTGGGTGTGCTTCGGGGCGTCGGAGCCGGAGTACGCCGAATTCTCGTGGAACTGGTCGTGGGTGTCCTTGAGCGCGTCGTGGTCGCCCTTGAGGAGATCTACCTCCCAGTCCGCGATCGGATGGTGTTTCGTGAGGTGCTCGGCGATCCCCTCGACGCCCTCGGGGTGGGGCAGCTCCGACTTCTGGTGCGTGTGATCCAGATAGTCCAGGTACTTGTTGTCGTCGTGGCTCTTCTGGTGGAGGTTCGCCAGGTCCTGGTGGTTGTTCTCGAAGAGGTCGACGTGATGCTGATTGAAGCCGTGACCGGCCATCAGGTGCTGCTTGATCTGCTCCGTCGACATGTTGGACGGATGCGGAGGGACCTCCTCGGCCGCCGTCTTGCCCTGGAGGGAGCTGCGCTTCTTGCGCCGCCACAGCCGCAGTCGGGTCTGGCGGGGCGTCTCCTGCTGGTGGTCGTACGGCTCCGAGTCGCCTGCGGCAGCCTCTCCGTGCTCCTCGGCCTCGCGCAGGTGGTCCGAGCGGAAGGCCCGCTCGTTGCCCAGCAGGGCCTTGTGCTTGTTGAACTTTTCCCAGACGGAGTTGGGCAGCGGCTGCTGGAGTGGGTGGACGTCCTCGCGGGGCGCCAGGTCGCCGTCCCAGAAATCGAACAGCTCGTTCGGCTGCGGCTTGCGCTGAGCGCCTCCGGAGGGGGTGTCGGGCCCCTTCTTGGCCGCCTTACGCCTCAGTTCCACGGCCGCGCACCCCTGGCACAGCAACTTGCCGTCCACCCGCTGCCGGGGGATGTGCGGGGACGAGAACCCTCCGCACTGCTCGCACGTCCGCTTGTTGGTCACAGCCCACCTCCACCTCTTCGGCGGAGATCCGGCCTGAAGGACATCAGGAGGTGCCGAAGGCGTCCCTGATCAGTGCGGCGGAGGCCAGGCGGACCATCTCGTCGGACTCGTCGTCGTCCAGGTGGGAGGCCAGTGCGGTGAACGAGGCCGAGGCCCGGATCCGCCCGGCGACCAGGGCCAAGGCCTCCTCAGCGATCTCCTGGAAGGCGGAGAGCTTCCCGGAGTCGGCCATGGCGTTCAGGAGGGCCTGGGAGCCGCCCTCGTCGTAGATCTGGCGGGCGGTGAAGGTACCGAGGCCGGATACCTCCAGGGAGTCGTCCAGGGCTTCCTCCACGGATCCCTGGCGGCTCTGGAGGGGTTCGAGGTCCAGGGTGTCCACGAGGGTCACCTGACCCGACAGGGAACCGGTCTTCCACTGCACGTGGGCGCAATGACCGGACGCAACGAGGATGGACCCCTGGTCACCTGGGGACAGGGGTCCCTCGCTCACGCCGGTGTAGACGATCCGGCACCCGTCGTACAGCACTACAGGGCCAGCAGGGGAAGGAGTTCGGCGGCCTCCCCGATGGCCGCCCCGGCACCCGCACCCTCCGCAGCAGCTCCGGCACCCTCGGCCGCAGCACCTTCACCGGCTGCCTCTCCGGCCCCACCGCCTCCACCGAGACCACCGCCGCTCTCGGCCGGGGCGCCCGGCTTCCCGATGGGCCGCATGTCCGGCGGGGACCAGTTCTTGACCTTCTGGGTGGCGGGACCGTCCGGGACACCGCCCCGGTCACCGAAGAGGAGCGGGTTCATGTCCTCCGCGTGCTTGGACAGGTACTGGTCGTAGACGCGGACGGCCACCTTGTGGCACTGGTCGTTGGACAGGGTGGGGTTGTAGCGCTTGACCTCCCGCATGATGGCGGAGATCTTGTTGCCCTTGGGCGAGAACGAGGACTCCGCCGGTGGGAGGTCGTTGGCGCCCTGCTCGATGTCCCCGCCGTTCATGGCCGGATCGGTCGGGGCATCCATCGTTCCGTCCGGGATGCCGTCCATGCCCATGCCAGGCGGCATGGAGGCGGGGTCCATGCCGCCTCCCTCCGGCATCTGGCGGGGCTTGGTGGTCTCCGCGATCCCGCCCTGCATGCCGGGAGCGTTCGGGAACCCCGGCTGCGGCGTGTTCACGTCCGAGACGACCGGGGCAGCTCCGTCCGCCGCAACCTTGCGGGCGGAGCTACGAACGAAAGGGGCACTCCCCCACGTCAGCGGGTTCTCACCCGCCTCGATGGCCTGGGCCAGAGACGCGTAGCGGAAGGCCGCGAAGGGCGAGAAGCCCTGCTGCGACTTGCCCTTGTCGTCGTCGCTGTCCGAGTCGTCGTCGTCGTCGGAATCCGAGTCGTCGTCCGAGCTGTCGTCGTCATCGGAGTCGCCATCGTCATCGGAGTCGTCCGAGTCGTCGTCGTCCTGACCGTTGTCCGGAGAGTCGTCGGCGCCGTCGTCGTCCGAGTCGCTGGTGTCGTCGTCGTCGGAGTCGTTGAACGGGTTGTCCTTCGCCTCCATCAGGAGGGCGAAGCGCTGGGTGAAGACGTCGGTCAGCTCACGCATGTCCACGCCGTGCTGGGCGGCCGTGGCCATGATCTGATCCGAGGCCAGCGCCACCCGGTCCCCGAACTCCTCCGGGGACTGGGCCAGCGCCAGGAATGCCCAGGTCCCCTGAGACGCCGCCTTGGCCATCTCCAGGTTCCGGGCCTTCTGCTCGGCGTCGTAGTCGTACGACGCCTCGCTCCAAAGGTCCGTCATTTTTAAATTCCTCACTTCCCCTGGCGCTCGGCCAGCAGACCAGCCTGCACGCGCTTGCGGAAGGCCAGGGACTGCTTGCCCATGACCTGGTTGGGGGTGGACATGCCACCACCTCCGATCAGCGCATCCGCCGGGCTGGGCTCGGCCTGAGCCGCTCCCGGTACGACGGGAGAACCATACGGAGGAGCACCGTTGTACGGAGCCGGACCGCCCGGAGCCGCCGCATCCTGCTGACCATCCAGGGGGCCAGGGCGGCCAGGGCCGTTGATCGGCGTAGATCCGTCGGCGGCCGGAGTGGTGTTCGGCGCCGTGGTGTCGAGATCCATGGAGGTCGACGCCATCAGGTACAACCCGTTCGAGGGATGCTCGTTCTTCGCCGCGACCCGGTGGGTCACCCGGACGTGCTGCTCGACACGGGCGGCCACCTTGGGGAACTTCTTCATCACGGCCCGGTGGGCCGCCACGAACGCCTTCTGGTGCTCGGGGTTGTCGGAGATGCCCGCGTACACGCCCGCCTCGAACTCCTTGGAGCCGGTGGAGACCAGGCGCGTGCCCGGCTTCCACTTCGAGGCGTATCCGTAGCCCTTTCGGAAGTCCGCGTTCTCCCGTTCGGCCGCCGTGACGATCAGCGAGGAGACCTTCGAGCCCGCCCGGGTGACGCCGTTGCCGGGGCCCGCCACGGACGCCGGGACGTCCGGCTCACCGGCGGACTGGGTCATCGACTGGTAGCCCTCGGGGTATTGCTCGGCCGGGGTCGGCACGAAGGACGAGTCATCGCCGAAGGTGGGCGCGTTGCCCGCCTGCGCGTCGGCACGGCCAGCAGCGGCCCCACCAGCGTTCTGAGCCGTCGGCGGGGTGGTCTCGGGGGTGTTGGCCACCTCCTGCTGCGGGACCGCGTGCGGGGTGTCGGAGTTGCCGAACATGTCGGCCTTCTTCTGCACCGACGACGTCTTGGACTTCTTGCACTGGGCGCAGGAGCACTCCTGACCGCACTTCTTGCACTTGCCGCCCGAGATCGTCCCGCCGCAGTCCGAGCAGCCGTGAGAGGCCTGCTTCTTCTTGGCCTGGGCCTTGCCCGGCGCCGCGTTGCCGGTGCCGTTGGTGGTCCACTCCTCCTGGAACTCGTCGTCCAGGGGGAAGGCGACGTCCGGCGGCAGCGGCGAGGGCGCGTGCGGCTGGTTGTTCGCGTCTACGGTCTCCTGGATCTGCGGAAGCCCGGACGCGGCCTCCTTACGACCTTTTCCCTGACCACCCGCCTTGCGGGCCGCCTTCTGGGCTGCCGCCTTAGCGCGGAACTCGTCCATGTTCATCGTGTAGCCGATGGCCATGCCGGGGCCGCCGTACAGCGACGACTGCTTGGTGTAGTCCGGCCGGTCGCCGCCCTTCTCCGGGGCTCCGGGGTCGCCGTCGCTCCAGCCCGGCGCGGTGTCCTGCTGCATGCCCTGCGGAGGGGCCCAGGACAGCTCGTCGCCCTCGGAGTGACCGCCGGGCTTCTCCGGGGCGCCGCCGTCAGCACCGGAGCCGCCGTTGACGATCTCCTGGATGAGCGGAGCCCGGTCGGAGGTCTCGGTGCCGGAGACGCCCGCGTTGATCGGGTCGACCTCGGGGGCGAAGGTGTCGAACACCTCGGTGGGCAGCGGGGTGGTCTTCGGCTGGTTGTTCGGGTCGACCGTCTGCTGGATCTGGTCCAGGCCGGAGGCCGCCTGCTTGTACAGGAAGCCCACGTAGTTCGTGAAGACCTTCTGGGCGGCCTGGGCCTGGATGCCGAACTGACCGGCGACCTGACGGGCCTTGCCGTTGGCCTGGACGACAAACTCCTCGAAGTCCTGCTTGACGAAGTCCGGCACCCGGCCGAACCACATGGCGGCCTCGGCCACCACCTTGTTCTGCCACTGCGGGTCAACCTCGGCGACGTCACCGAGCCAGTCCGTGGCCGCCGTGTGGTGCTGGAAGGTGCTGACCGGAGTCAGAGTCTCCCGGACCACCGTGTCGGCGAAGTCCAGCTCGCGCCCCTGGGCCGCCTTGGCCTGGATCCCCTCATCGAGCTTCCGGATCTGGTCGAGCAACGCGACCTGCTCCTGGAAGTTCGAGGTTCGGTTCAGGGCGCGGACGAGTTCTGCGCGCTTCTCCACATCTCCTCCTGCGGTGGCCCGGCGTTGACGCCGCCGGACCTTGCGGTCTTCTTGAGAGGGGTTCGTCCGCACCTTCTGGCGTCCACGCATCGACTCCTGGACGCGCGAGCCCCACAGCCCCTGCTGGAGCTGCCAGTACTCGTCCTCGTCCGTCTCGTCCATGCGCCCTCCACCCCTTCC